AGATGGATTAAAGATAATGATATATGACAAGTATCTTGATAGATGTAGAGTAGGGATGAAGAAACAGAGAGAAGAAGACAAGGGATTGAGAGATAAACTAGTAGAAATAGAAAATAAATACTCAAAATAGCAAATACACCAAACAATCGTTAAAGTGAAAACAAAGAAAAAATAAGATTTTGATTAAAAAGGTACTTCTGAGAAGTCAAAAAAGAGCGAACGGGTTCGAAGCCCCAGAAAAAATATGTATGATGGCTTTTTTAAGTTTTGTTTCCGTTCCGAAATGGAGGTGTTATGTTAGTAAAAGAGAATCAGATAATAAAGGCAAACGAGTTAGCAAAATTGCTAGGTATAACAGATAGACACCTCCGCAATTTAGCTAGTGAAGGAATAATCAAAAAAACGGAAAAAGGCAAGTATCTATTTTGGGAAAATGTACTTGGATATATTGAGTATATTGAATCTAAAAATGATGTGGATTTGAATTTGAAAGATGAAAAAATCAAGGAAGAGATAAAGAGAATAAAAAAAGACACAGAATTAAAAGATTTAAAAATCAAGGAAACTAAAAATCAATTACATTTAGCAACTATTGTTGAAAAAGTGATGACTGATATGCTTATGAATATTAAAGGGAAACTGCTTTCTATATCTAGCAAGGTAGCACCAGCGGTTATTGCTTCGGATAATCTTGGGGAAATTCAGGATGTTATTCAAGATGAAATATTTGAGGCTTTAGAGGAACTTAGCGAATATGATCCAGATATGTTTAAAAATAATAAAATTTTTGTAGAAAATGAGGAAGATATGGAAGTGAAAGTTGAAAATGAAAAGAGAATTAGAGGAAGACCTAAAAAGAACAGTTAAATTATTTAAAAAAATTGCTTTGGTTTTAAAGCCGCCGCCAAAATTAACAATTGATACTTGGGCGGATATGTATAGAGTTTTATCAACTAAAAGTTCAGCGATTCCAGGAAAATGGAAAACTGACAGAGTGCCATTTCAAAGAGAAGTAATGAGGGCAATCTCCGACAAAAATACAGAAAAAGTTGTAATGATGTATGGTGCCCAGTTGTCAAAAACAGAAATTCTTATGAATACTGTTGGATATTTTATGGATTATGAGCCGTCTCCTATTATGTTTTTGATGCCTACTAAGGACATGGCGGCAGATTTTTCAACGACAAGGCTTAATGATATGATCCAGTCTACACCACAACTACGTAACAAAATTATTGAAAGTGCTGATGCAAGAGATACGAAAAGACAAAAAGAGTTTTCAGGCGGATACATTGTTTTAACTGGGAGTAATTCAGCTTCAGAATTAGCAAGTAGACCAATCAGAGTTTTATTAGCAGATGAAATCGACCGTTTCCCTCGAAGTGCTAAAAAAGATGGAGACCCATTGAATTTGGCGATTGAAAGGGTAAAAACTTGGGCAAACAGCAAAATAGTTTTAACAAGCACACCAACTATCAAAGGTGGGAGCAGGATAGAACTTGAATACGAGAATAGTTCAAAAGACGAGTATTATATTCCTTGCCCAAAATGTGGAGAGATGCAAACTTTGAAATGGGGAAATATCGTTTTTGAAGATGTGTCACATAAATGCGAAAAATGTATGGAAACTTCAACAGAGTACGAGTGGAAACGAAACCTTATTAAAGGTGAATGGAGAAACACCAATCCTGATGTAGACCCACATATTTCAAGAGGATTTCATGTATCAGAGTTATATAGTCCGTTCACCAAATGGGCTAGCATGATTCGTAAATTTAGAGCAGCAAAAGGCGACGAACAATTAATGAAAGTGTTTGTTAATACAGCTCTTGGAGAATGTTTTGAAGAAAAGGTTGAAAGATTTGATTTTGAAAAAATACAAGCGAGAGCTGAGAATTATGGAGAATATATAAACGAAGAAGATGGTACGATAAATGATATTGAAATACCTGATAAAGTTACTGTATTAACTGCTGGAGTGGATGTTCAAGACAATAGGCTTGAAGTTGAAATTGTTGGATGGGGACCAGGAGAAGAAAGCTGGGGGATTTATTATAGAGTTATTATGGGAAATCCTGCATTGCCGTATGTATGGAATACATTGGATGAATTTCTTATGAGAGATTTTGAATATCAGAATGGAGAGAAAATAAGAGTTGCTTGTACTTGTATTGATACAGGCGGACATCATACTGATGACGTTTACAGGTATGTAAAAGCAAGAGAACAGTTGAATATTTTTGGAATAAAAGGAAGTGGAGAAGCTGGGAGACCTCTTATTTCGCGTCCAAGTAAAAATAATAAAGGTGGTATTTCGTTATTTGTGCTTGGGGTTAATACTGGAAAAGATTCAATAATGAGTAATTTAAAAGTTGAGAAACCAGGAGAAAAATATATGCACTATCCAAACGACCCTAAGCGTGGATATGATGAAGTTTATTTTAAAGGACTTACTTCTGAAATAAAAATTGTTACATTCAGTAAAGGGCAAGCTAAAATCGAGTGGAAAACAATTGGAGATAAAAGAAATGAACCTTTGGACATTCGGAATTATGCACAGGCGGCATTAAGAATAGCAAACCCCAACTTAAATATACGGTATTCAACGGATGTACTTAATAATTTTAGGACACAACAAAGAAATAGCGGCAGGCGAATAATTCGTAGCGGAATATAGGGAGGTAAAAATGTATAGTGTAGAGACTTGCAAAGAAATGATAAATTCATATATTGAGGCTGAAAAGTCTGTATTGTTGGGACAGAGCTATAAAATTGGAAGCAGAGAATTGACTAGGGCAGACTTAACCGAAATTATAAAAGCTAGACAATTATGGGAGCATAATTTAACACTTGCACAAAACAGTGGACGGCGTACACAGTCTGTACAGGTTATAATAAGAGATTTGTAATAGTTAGGAGGTGGAAATAATTGAATTTATTTGATAAGGCAGTAGGAGTATTTAATCCAGAAAAAGCATTAAAAATGGTTGGAGCAAGAGAAAGGCTAAAGCTGTTTAACCAAAATCAAAAAATAATGAATAAAGGTTATGGAGAACACGGGGCAAGTACCCGTAAAAAGTCTTTGAGAGGATGGTTTGCTTCTCTTGGTGGAGTAAAGAATGATATTTATAATTACCGTGAAAAACTTGTGGCTCGTTCCAGAGATTTGTATATGGGAGCGCCTTTGGCGAATGGAGCATTGAATACGATGAAAATGAATGCTGTTGGTTCAGGATTAAAATTAAAATCAAGTATTGATTCAGATATTGTAGATTTATCCGAAGATGAAATAGAAGTGTTAGAAACAAAAATAGAAAAAGAATTTAATTTGTGGAGTAATTCTAAAATAGATCAAACAGGTTTACTTAACTTTTATGAAATTCAAGATTTAGTTTTCTTAACAACATTGTTAAATGGAGAATGTTTTATTCATTTAAATTATTTTGAAACTCCAGAAAATCCGTATAGCTTGAAATTATCCATAATTGAGCCTGACAGAGTAAATACTCCAAGCAATAAAATGACTGACACTTCTATTGTTCAGGGAGTACAATTTGATAAAAATGGACGTATTGATGGTTATTATATTCAGGAACATAATCCAAACGATGAAATTAGGGGTATGAATCAACATAAATATGTAAAAATGTACGGAAATGAAAGCCAATTAAATATAATCCATTTGACAACTTCGGAGCGTCCAGGGCAAGTGAGAGGCGTGCCAATATTAGCTCCTGTAATGGAAAGTCTGAAACAACTTGATAGATATACAAATGCAGAATTAACGAGTGCGATTATCAGCAGTATGTTTACAATTTTTATTGAATCGGCTGATATACCTCAAACAAATCCAGGGGATTTATCGAACGTCGGACAAAAAGATGCCATAGCAAATGAAGAATCTGGAACGCTGGAGCTTTCAAGCGGGGCAATAGTATCTCTTAACAAAGGCGAAAAAGCGACATCAGTAAATCCGGCAAGACCTAATGCACAATTTGACCCATTTATGACAGCTATAATACGGCAAATTGGAAGCAGCTTGGGCATTCCTTATGAACTTATGATAATGCACTTTACAAGCAGTTATTCGGCGAGTAGAGCAGCTTTATTAGAAGCGTGGAAGACTTTTAGAAAAAAGCGTGAATGGTTTGCAAAAAATTTTTGTCAACTTATTTATGAAGAGTGGCTAAGAGAGGCTGTTTTGCTTGGAAGAATAGAAATAAAAGATTTTGAAAATGACATTTTGATTAGAAAAGCATACAGTAATGCAATTTGGAGTGGAACTTCACAAGGACAGTTAGATCCTATAAAAGAGGTTAATGCGGCAATTTTGAGAATAAATGCTGGATTATCCACAAGAAGCCGTGAAACTATCGAATTAAATGGAGGAGATTTTGAGCAAAATATAAAAATACTGGCAAAAGAACAAAAAATAGCAAATGAGAAAGGAGTGATTTTGGATGGGACAATCTATACCGAACCACCAAACGATGAACCAGGGGAATAAAACTATATGGAATTTAGTCAAAAACGATGATAAAAGTGCTGAATTAATGCTTTATGGAGATATAGCCGAGAGTTTTTGGGGCGATACGATAAGCGCTAAAGAAGTAACGGAATATTTGGCTGACTTAGATGTAGAAAATATTGATGTTTATATTAATTCAAACGGCGGAGTAGTTGATACTGCTATTGCAATTAATAACGCTTTGAGAAGACACAAAGCTAAAGTAACTGTAAATATTGACGGTATTGCAGCAAGTGCAGCCACTTTAATCACATGTGCTGGAGATATAGTTAGAATGCCTAAAAATGCTTTGTTTATGATACACAATCCCTCAACAATTGCAATGGGGGATTCGGAAGAGATGAGAAAACAGGCAGATGTGCTTGAGAAATACAAAAATTCAATAACGGAAACCTATTTACAAAAGGTTAATATTGATAAAGAAAAATTATCAGAACTTATGGATAATGAAAGCTGGTTAAGTGCTGAAGAAGCGTTGGAATATGGGTTTATTGATGAAATAATCGAAAATGCGGATATTCAAGTTGTGGAAAATAAGGTTATTTCTAATAATATGGTATTTAATATGGCGGAGTTTAAAAACTTTAATGTTGATAAAAATATAAAAAATAATCGAAAAGGAAGTGGAAAAATGACAAGAGAAGAAATTAAAAATCAATTTCCTGATATTTATGCTGAAATTATAAACAAAGGAAAAGAAATCGGTATCAAAGAAGAAAGAACAAGAATACAGGAAATAGAGGATTTAGGGTATAACCACGAAGTAGTTAATAAAGCTAAATTTGGAGAGCCTAAAAATGCTAGAGATTTAGCGTTGGAAATTGTAAGTTTAATGAAACAGGAAAATCAAAATAAACTTAACAGGATACAAGATGAAGGGAAACCACTTAACAATATGCCGAAAGATAATGATGATGGGGTTAACGATGAGCAAAAAGCAGCAAATAAAATTTTAGCATTTTTTAAGAAAGGTGGTAAATAAATATGAAATATGATTATACAAATGAGCCAGATCATTTGATTGTTGGGAAAAAGGAACTGGTTGTAGCAGAACTTGTTTTACAGGTCGGAAAAACTGTGAAAAGAGGAGATATTGTGGATAAAGATGGTGCAATAATAACTGATACTGGAAAAGTATTCGGAATTGTTACAAGAGCTGCCGATGCAACTGGAGCTCCAACAAAAACAACTGTTTATACTGAAGGGGAATTTAATATTGAAAAAGTAAACTTCGGTACAGCAACAAAAGAAAAAATAATTGAGTTATGCAGCGACAGAAATATTTATTTAAGAACATTAGGAGGTAAGGAATAACAATGAGCATGAATTTAGATTTGAGTTTAAGAACATTATTTTTAGTAACAGAGGCAATGCCGAGACCGAGAACATTTTTATTTGATACGTTTTTTGGAAACAGAGAAAATTTGGATACTGAAACAGTAACTATTGAATTTAAAAATGGTAGAAGATTGATGGCTCCATTTGTCGATAGATATGTTGACGGAGAGGAAATGCCAAAAGATACATTTTCAGGAAGAACATTCAAACCTTATGCAATCGCTCCTAAAAAAACGTTTCATGCAGACGAGTTGACTTTTGAAAGATTGCCAGGAGAAAATCCGTTTTCACAAAGTGATCCTGATACAAAAAGGCAGAAAAAAATTGCTGAAACTTTGCAAGAACAAAGCGAACAAATTGCAAGACGTTGGGAAGCGATGGCAGCTGAAACATTATATAAATTACAAACAACAATTGACGGAGAAGGGATATCAGACACAATCAAATATTTTGATAATTCCTCTACAGAACATCATACAACTGTTGCTTCAACTTGGGACAACGCTAATTCTGACCCAGTTAAAGATATAAAAGCGATATTAAGTGAAATTAATAAAGCTGGTGGAACTAGACCGGAAGCAATAATTCTTGATCCGTTGGCTGCGGAATTATTTATTAATAATAAAGCTGTACAAAATATGATGAATCTTAGAAATGCTTATTTTGGGGATATAAGACCTGAAGTTGAGGGTGTAAATGGCGCAAGTTATATTGGTACATTGACTGGATTGGGAATTGATGTTTTTGAATATCAAGAATATTACGATTATGTGGATAAATCTACAAAGCAAACTAAAACAAAAGCAATTATTCCAGATTACACAGCTTTATTTGCACCGAAAGGCAACTTAGTAAAATTTGGAGCTGTAAGTACAATTAAAGATGGACTTTTGGAAGGGGATTTAATCCCTAGAACCTACACAAAGGAAGAAAATGATACTATCACAATCCGTACAATGTCAAAACCAGTAACAATTCCTTTAAACACAAAATCATTGAAAGTTCTAAAAGTTAAGTAGGTGATGGTTGATGGCTGTATATATAGTTAAAGAATCGTTTATTTATGACGGAAAAATACAAAATATCGGCGAAGAAGTTCAAATACTGGAAAAAGATGTGATTGAAAATTGTATCAATAGAGGACTGGTAGAGAAAAAAGACAGTAAAAAAGCAGACACAAAGGATATTCCAGAAGAAACAGGAGTGTCAGATTCTGAATCTAAAACGGATAAAAATAAGAAAAAATATAATTAATAG